ATCCAATACAAAAATATTTAGAGGACAATGCTTGGTGGACTTTAGCCTACAATTTTGCAGGACATACAGATCAATTATACCAAATGGTAGATCCATTTACAGATGAGGTGTTAGGTTACGATTACCAATGGTTTAACCAACAAGGCAATCTTATAGCCGCTTCAGATGCTGATTATAGGAATGGAGTTTTTCAAAATGTTGTAAATAGATATAATAGAGAAGAATTAGCACAAATTGGTGGTTTTGCTGATTTATCTGTGGTGGCAGGTGTAGATTTCTATCATTACAAGAAAAACTTTTGGTTGCATTTATACGGTAACATACTAACTAAACACCAATTAATGAGTGGTGATGAAAGATATTCCTATAATAATTTTGTAGAGGGGGATTGGATAGATTATTCAGCAGGATCAGTATTCGGTTTTAGAATAGGAAAAAATTTAGGAGTATTTAGTGAAGTTACACTACAAAGATATTGGGATAGAAACTTAAAAGAAATTAAAGTTGGACTTAATTATAAATTATGAGATATTTTAACTATATAGAATTTGATAGCCCTGATGAATTAGGCTCAGGTAGAAAAATGGATCCAAAGATTTTAGAGATGTTGGATATAGCAAGAGAAAAATACGACAAACCAATTAAAATAACAAGCGGATTTAGAACACAAGAATATAACGAAGATCTAAAAGCAAGAGGTTATAAAGCATCACCTAATAGTTCACACCTTAAAGGTCTTGCAGTAGATATACATTGTAATAATTCAAAAGACAGATTTGAACTTGTGGATATATTGTTAGATGTAGGATTTAATCGTATTGGTATTGCTAATACGTTTATCCACGTAGATATTGATCAAGACAAACCCTCACACTTAATTTGGACTTATTAATGGACTTTTCAATTATACTTTTATTACCAAACGGAATTAACTTAGGATTTAACTATTATCCTGCTAATACAGATTATGAATATGAAGAATTAAATTTGTATTTATTGATCGTACAACTTAAATGGAGATTTTATTATGAGTAAAAAATTTAAAGATTCTACAGTAGGCAAACTTTTACTTGGTGCGGCAAGTGTTATCAATCCAACATTAGGAAATGTTTTACAAGGTGTTACTTCGCCAAAAGAAGCTATTGCAGAGATCACTAAGTCAGATGCACCACAAGAAGATAAAATTAAATTACAACAATTAATCTACGAACAACAAAACAAAGAAATAGAGGAGATCAGCGCAAGGTGGAAAGCAGATTCAATGTCGGATTCTTGGCTCAGTAAAAATGTAAGGCCTTTAGTGTTGGTTTGGTGTATTGTTGTTTTTTCGTTTGCAGGCATTTTGGATAGTGTAGAGGGTATTCCTTTTCAAATAAATTCAATATGGAATGATACTTTTGAAAAAGTAATGATGGCGGTAGTATTAGCATATTTTGGAGGTCGTACAACAGAAAAAGCATCAAGTATTTTTAAAAAGAATTAGCCTTTATATATATAATATATATAATAATAATATATAATATATAATATAATATATATATATGAATATATATAAATGATTTTAATCTAAAAAATTTTTCTTAAATTTAACTATGAGAAAAATTAGTCGTAAAGGATTAATTAAAAAATTAGATAAAGTTTTTAGTGAATATATAAGACAAAGGTTTGCTAAAGATGGTTGGGTCCAATGCGTTACTTGTGGCACTCGTAAACATTGGAAAGAGGTAGATGCAGGACATTTTGTATCTCGCAGACATTATTCTACAAGATGGGATCCCTCTAATGTTCACGTACAATGTAAAAAATGCAATATATTTGGAAATGGTGAAAATTATTTAATGGGAAAGTATATTGATCAAACTTACGGAATAGGAAAAGCAGACGAACTTATTGCACTATCAAAAAAAATTTGTAAGTTTACAAACGAAGAATTAGTTAATATGATCGAGCATTTTTCTCGTACATAATTTTTTATTTTGATTTTTAATAGGAAAGGGGGAACAATTAGTTCCTCTTTTTTTTGTTAGTTATTTGCTATATTAAAAAGTAACTTGTATATTTAAGTAAATAAATAATATATATATGAAAACAACAAAATTCTCAAATATTTATGGTGGTGATTTTCAAATCAATGGTTACTCTATGGATATTTATATTAATGGCAAATTTGTAGGTAATAGAACCTTACAACAGGCTGATCGTACAAAAATGGGTTGGTATGGTCGTAAAACAGAAATATTAGATGATGATTTACTGATCACTCATAAAAACGGTACAAAAATCAATTTATTAATACGCAAAGGCACAGAAATACTTACAGAGATATTTCCTATTTGTGGTAGATTACAATAATATGGAAAAATTAATAACTACTTTGACCAAAAAGGAAATAGATATAATTTTAATGGCATTACAACATTCAATTAATACTTGTAATTGGGATTTAGAAACAGATAAACCTGCCGCAGAATTATTTAATTATTTTTTGGATATACAATACGCAAATAAAAATGGATCCTAAAGACAAATTAATAGAATATCAAAATTATAGAATTAAGGTATTAGAAAAACGAATAAAAAAATTAGAAAAATCATTAAGTTATGAAAAAAGAGAAACTGATCGAGTTATATAAAAAATATAATTTGACACAAGATGATGTATTTAAACATCAGCATTATGTAATTATTACAAGAACAGGAATAGAAAAAATTGAGGCACAAGAAAATATAGAGATCGATTATCAAATGATTAAAACAGAGCCTAATTTTGCTGTAGTACAAGCTTATGGCAAATTAAATGATAGGCGAATGGAAACATTTGGTTCTGCACTAATCCAAGAATATAAACAGGAAATAGTAAAGAAAAAAGATGAAAATGGAAATTTAGTTGATGATATAAAACATACAAGAATTGGTAATTGCAATACTTGGTATGTTGCTGAAATGGCTGAAAAACGAGCATTTAGTAGAATAGTATTGAAATTAACAGGCTTTTATGCGTTAGGAGTATTTGGGGAAGATGAGAGCGAAGATTTTAAAAAACAATAAAATGGAAATAAATAATCAAATATTTAACCATTATAAAGTATGGTTAAAAGAAAAAAAGATAAAAGAAGCAAAAGAATTACTTGAAAAAAATGGTTATAAAGTAATAAATTTGAGGAGTTATAATAAATAAATAAATAGAAATGAGTAAAATTAACACAGTAAAAGGTTCTATAAAGCGAATAACTGAATTAGAACACAGAGGAGAATTTAAATTTAAAAAACTAATATTATCAACTGATGATAAATATCCACAAACAGTCGCTATTGACTTTACACAAAACAATGTAGGATTGTTAGATACTTGGAACGAGGGTGATCAAGTAGAGGTTTTTTACAATTTAAGAGGTAGAGAATATGAGAGAGATGGCAAAATAGTATATTTTACATCTATAAACGGTTGGAGTGTAAAAGGATTAGGAGATGAAATATCCACACAAGCACAAGCACCTGATCGAGATGATGATTTACCATTTTAATATAAGGGGGTTTTAATTAACCCCTTTTTTTATGGAAAAGAAATGTAAAAAATGTGGAAAAATATTTCCTAAAAAAAATTTTGTAATTTACAAAACGAAAAAATATCGTGATTTATGTAGAAAATGCAGATATGATAAAATAACTTTAATTGAATTTCAAATATATAGAAGAAAGAATAAATTGTGCTAATAAATTTCACCGACCACCTACACCAATTAAATAATTACCGAAAAGGCAAAACAAAAAAAGCCTTAAAAATTGATCAACACGAATTTGACAGTGCTTTTAGATTTGTACACGGTAATATGAATATGATTTTAGGGCATAATAACGTTGGTAAAACGCACTTTATATTTTATTTAATGTTATTATATACACAAAAACACAATATAAGATGGTTGGTGTTTAGTTCAGAAAATGAGCCATATTCTTTGATCAAGAAATTAGTTGAGTTTATAGAGGGTAAACCGATCAATAAAATAGAGGAAGCTGATTACGACAAACATACGGAATATGTAAACAACCATTTTAAATTTGTAGATTGTAATCGCCAATACACACACAAAGAATTACTTGAATTAGCAACTAATATAAAAAAGGCATGGGATTATGATGGTTTATTAATTGATCCTATAAATTCACTAAGAAAAGATATAAAAGTAGGTAGTAACGGTTATCAATACAGTTATGAAAGTTTAACAGATATTAGAATATTTTGTAAAGCTAATCAAATTGCTACTTGGATAAATTGCCACGCAGTAACCGAGGCATTAAGGAAAAGGCACGAGAAAGGCCATTCTTTTAGTGGTCAACCTATACCACCAATGATTGGTGATGCTGAAGGTGGTGCAGTCAATGGCAATAGATGTGATGATTTTTTAATTATACATAGATATATCTACGATCAAATAGATTGGATATATACAAGGCTCTATGTTGCTAAAGTAAAGTATCAAGAATTAGGTTACAGACCAACCTCAATAGAAAGTCCATTAATGTTTAAATCTATCCTAAATAATGTCGGTTTTGAGTTAAATGGAAAAAATTTAGTAACTTATGTAACTAAAGAACAATTAAAAGCACTTTGAATGCACTTTCTGAAATAGCAAAAAAACATAATGATTGGGTGCATATTGTCTTATCTTTTGGTTGTGATCCTGATATTGCAGAGGATTTAGTTCAAGAAATGTATTTAAAAATAGATTCGTTGATCAAGAGGGGAATAGACATAACCTACAAAGACGAAATAAATTACTTTTATATTTACAAAACATTAAAAAGCCTTTTTTTAGATTTAAAACGCAAAGAAACTAAATACAAAAAAATATCTTTAGATTCTGATTATATAAAGGATATTCATACAATATTAGAAAAATACGCACAAAACAAAGAGGCAGGTAAACAAATAGATATAGTGATCAAGATGAAAAAATTAAATGAAATATTAGACAATTTATATTGGTACGATAGGAAAATATTTGATCTGATCAGCAACGGAATGTCTATACAAGAATTATCTAATCAAACAAAAATTAGTTATTATTCTTTATATAACACTTATAGAAACGTAAAAAAACACATAAAAAATAATTTACAATGGGATTAGGAGATTTAGTAGAAATAATTACAAAATACACAGGCATAAAATGGTTGGTTAAAAAAATATGGGGAGAGGATTGTGGTTGTGATGAAAGAAAGGAAGAATGGAACAAAATAAAAATAAATAGGAATGGCACCAAAAATATTAGAAAAAGAGGACAGGATTAGTTGGCTGAACTTTTTGAATGCTAAAACCTCAACCGTTACATACGAGGATATAGAGTTTATTGTATTGTTACACGCCAAATATTATAATCATAAACCAATTGTGCCTAAACCTTGTGGTTGTAAAAACGATCCTGCTCGAAAACAAATTAATAATTATATTGATGAGCTAAACGACCTCTTATAATGGAAGATTATTACTATACAATAGACATACCAAAAACAGTATATAGGAATTTTAATAAAAGTTCTTGGGTAAATAAACATTTTTCTGTTTCGTATGTAGGCAATTGTATGGAGTTAATGACTGATTTTTACAAACATACAGAGATCAGAACTCATAATGGTTGGGAAAATTACTACAACAATATAGTTGGATTTAATAATTTAACTAAAATATACAATATATTAGAGCAAAGATTAGACACTAAAAAAGAATATATAAAAAAATATATATGGCACAGAGTAATTGGTCAAACTTGGAATGGATTTAGGAACGAAATTGCAGTTATAGATGAATTACAATTAGAGTTCCCTAACACTCAAATAAAAAAGACATCATTTGAAATAGATCACGAATATTGCATAGATGCTGAAATGTATATAGGAGATTTTCTTTTGCTTGGTATTCAAATAAAACCTGTAAGTTATATGTCTATGAATACAGCCTATCAAAATAGAGCAAAGGAAAACCATAGGAAAAAAAACCAACAATATAAACAAAAATATGCGCCATATATTTATGTATATCATAAAGACCATAAAATACACCGCAAACAGTACGTTTTTGATCAGATAAACGTAATATCTACACTAAGAAAACATTTTTAAACATTTTTAATAGGATATTTGCTTTATTAATAAGTAACTTATATATTTAATCGTAATTAATAATCAAACTTATGAAAACACTTAATGTTTATTATAACAACAGAATACATAAAGGTAAAATAATTATGGAATACGATGGTTACACCTTTTATGAATTAACTGATCCATTTAATTGGAGATTTGGTAAAATATTATTAAAAATAAAACAATAATTAAGAGGTTAGTGATTAACGTTTATGCGGGCACTATTAAACTGAAAGACGCGGGGCACTGACTAAAATAACTCTAAAGGCCTCTTATAATATTAAAAATTATGGAAAACGAATTAAAATTTAATTTATATGAAATGGGTTTCAAAGACATTGAATCTATGAAACTAATTATAGATGCTTGGTACAATTTAGATGATAGAGATATTATGTATGAAGGTACAGGTTTTAATAAAATGAGTGGATATGTATATATTGCTTTAGAAAATGGTATATCTATTTGTTCTTGTTTTGGTCAAGAAGTAGAATATCTTGTAACAGATTTTGAAACAGGAGAGGAATATTTTTACGAAACCTATGAAGAAGCACTAAACAAATTAGAAACATTATGACAAAAAAATACCAAAAGGTTGTAGATTTCTACAATGAAACGACAAACGAACAAAAATTATTCTTTTTAGAACTTATAAGCAAAGATATATTTGTTCCTGTACAAAAAGAAGATGGAGTACATTGTTTAGGTCTTGATCAAGAGGCTCCTGTTCTTATGAACGGAACAGCATTTCAAATTAACACAGAAGATTGGAAAAGTTATGAAAAATAAAGAACAATTTATATCATTATTATTATTTACACTGTTTTTATTATTATGTTGCATATTTTTATTAAGCTTAGAAAATATGATAAATTGTTTTTTTACATAATAAAAAACTTATATATTTATATAAATTAATATACTATGAGAACGCAATTAGATGATTTAAGAGCAGAAATAAGGTTATGTGAAGTCAATAAAAAACAAGCCGCTCAAGAAAAAGATATACAAAAATGGAGGTATTGGGATAAAAAAGAGCAACACGCAAGACTTATCATTTATAATATTCAATGAAAAAAATTACAAATTTGAAAGAATTAGAAATATGGACGGATATACATTTTTTATCCTCTATAATTAAAAAGCAAATTGATAAAAAGAAAACAGACAACTTAATTAAAATGGCAGATGCAGTTACAAATTTAGCTTTTTACTTTCAAGAATATACTAACAACATACGATTATATGAAAAAGCCTTATCAGAATATAAACTTGCCAAAAACAGAGCAATTCAAAGAGCAAGGAGATCAGAACAAGAAACTGAAAAAATACAACGAAAAATTAACAGCCGTAGCTATTAGTTACTTAGGCATAATACTTACTTTATTATGGATCTTATTGGTTTACTAAATGGCGAATATGTTAAAAGAAAAGAAACACTTGATCAGATGCAAAATGATGACTATTATTATGGTTATTTAGGCAAAAATGCATTAAGTTCAAGTTCAGTTAAATTATTATTAGATAGTCCTAAAAAATATAAATATGTTACTGAATATGGTAACGAACAAACAAACGCACTTACAGCAGGATATCTATTTCACCAAGCTATATTAGAGCCACATAAATTTGCAGATAATATTTATGTTGATGTACAAAGCAAAAATACAAAGGCGTATAAATTAGCTAAAGAAGAATATGGAGAAGTGTTTACAATTAAAGAGAAATATCAAGCAGAGAGGTTAGCTGATGCGTTTCTAAGAAACGAACACGCACTAAAACTAATAACAGATTGCCAATTTGAAGTACCTGCTATTGATTACGTATTTGGATATCCATTTAGAGGCAAGGCTGATGTATTAGGCAAAAATTATTTGGTTGATTTAAAAACTTGTAGCGACATCAAATCTTTTCCATTTCAAGCAAAAAAATATTATTACAATGTGCAGGCATACATTTATTCTAAATTATTTAATATTAACTTTGATCAAATAAAATTTATAGCAGTAGATAAAGGAAGTTTAGATATTGGTATTTATGATGTATCAGAACAATTTTATAAGCAGGGAGAATTATTAACAAAACAAGCAATAGACACTTATGAAAGTTTTTTTGTTGAACACGAAGAATTAGACAACTATTGTATAAAAGGAACTTTATGAAAACACCAAAAGAATTTATAGAAGAATTACAAAAACAAACCAACATAGATATATTTCAACCAACAAGAAATACAGAAATAATCCAATATCGTTGTTTATCTACATTTATATTACATAATTATTATAATATGAGATTTATTGAAATAACTAATTTTTATAAACAAAACGGATTAAGTTTTGCCAACGCAAACATACTAAACAGTTATAAAAAATTTATTACCTATAAAAAAATTAATAATAAGTTGGCACTTGATTACGATACTATATTAAAAAAATTAAACAATAGTGTCCAACTTAAAAGGGCTATGTTGATCGAAGAAATAAAATACGCAACACCTAAAGAAATAAACGCATTTCAAGATGTATATGATAGGAAGTTGCTGTCGAGTGTAAACAAAATCTTAAATTAATCGTTATATTAATATGAAACCTAATAAAATAAGTATCAGTGATTTAAAAGAAAATCCAAACAATCCAAGATATATTAAAGGATATAAATTTGAAAAATTGGTAAAAAGTATTAAGGAGTTTCCTGAGATGCTTAAACTTAGACCAATTGTTGTTGATGAAAATAATGTTATACTTGGTGGTAATATGCGATACAAAGCATCCGTAGAGGCAGGTTTAAAAACAGTTTATGTAATACAGGCAGATGATTTTACTGAGCAACAAAAAAAGGAATTTATAATAAAAGATAATAGCAACTTTGGTGAGTGGGATTGGGATTTACTTGCAAACGAATGGAATAATGATGAGTTAAAAGAATGGGGGTTAGATGTGGTTAGCTTAGAGGAAAATTTTGATAATGAAGAAATGTTTGAAAGTAATGACACAGATACGAAAGATGAGGTAATAATTAATTTAAAAATGCCATATTACCAATATGAAGAAATTGATCAAGAGTTCCAAAGTTTTATTAAAAAATATCCTAATATAGTATGCAGAATCCAAAACTAAATGTATTAATCTATCCAATGTTGTCGGTTGATCACCTCAACGCAGATAGTAACTATATCATTATCAAGCAATTATGCAACGAATTATTAAAAACAAAACGATATAACTTTTTTCTAATAATTGACAAGGATAGAAACTATGTAAAAGATGATTTAAACTCATTGGTAAAAATAATTAAGATACCATTACCAAAATCTAAAAAACATCAAGTAATACATTTTAACAGTAATTTATTTAGAGAATTATTTAAAAAATATGCCTTTGATTTAGTGTGGAATAATGTAGTTGAACAAGGACATCATTTTAGGTATTTTCAAGACACTTTATTAGATAGCCAACGAACTAAGGTAATTAATTATCATCATTACGTTATACATAGGAGTTTAGAGAATCTTACAAATTATTTACCTTGCAAACATATTTTATATGATCAACTTGTTGGTAGTTTAGGTGCAGATTTAAATTATTTCCATACTCAGTATTGTTATAATATGTTAGAGGAAGAAGCTAAGGATATTCTTTCTGATCAGAGTTTACAATTACTAAAATCAAAAAGTTGTATTGAATTAGGTGGATATGCAAACAAAATACCAAGCGAAAACAAATACGATAAATTTACATTTATATATAATCATAGATTAGATGGTTACAAAAATTGGCAAATAACATTTAACCAATTTGATAAATTATATGATGATGGTTTAGATTTTCAAGTAATATTAACAGCAGGAGATAAAGACAACATCAATACGATTAACCAAAAACCATATACAATAGTAAAATCATTCACTAAACACCAAGATTACATAAAGGAATTATCCAAATGCCACGCAAACACCATAAACAGTACTCACGAAACATATTGCATAAGTATTGCTGAAAGTATTATGAATGGTCAAGTTGTTGTGTTGCCTAATAGGTGTACTTTTCCTGAATTAGTAGGCGCAGATGATAAGTATTTATTCAACAACATAGAGGAACAATACGAAATGCTCAAAGAAATCATTTTAAACAACATACGACAAAAACAATATAAAACACACAAACAACTAAAACTAACCAACCACGTTAATAATATACATAACCTATTCAGCGAATTAGCAAAACCTGACAAAACAGATATATTTGATCGAATTAAAAAACAAATAACAAAAGATAAAATAAAAGCATATTTATCAAAAAGAAACGAAGTAACACTACAAGAGTTTAGATCTTATATATTTAGTTTAGGATATGCTTCACAAAGTTTCCCTAATATAAAAATAAAATATATTCTTAATGAGTTTGGTTACGATTACAACATAAATAAAGATAAATACATATATGGGTAAATCAGACAAAATCCGACATACTAAGAACAATTTGATCAACGCATTAGAAAAGTCAATGGGTGTGGTTACTACTGCTTGTAAAAAGGTAGGAATACATAGATCAACCTTTTATGAATATTACAACAATGATGAGGAGTTCAGACAAAGTGTAGATGATATTGGTAATGTTGCCCTTGATTTTACGGAAAGTAAGATGTTTGAACAAATACAGGAAGGCAATACACAATTAATTAAATTTTATTTATCAACGAGAGGGAAAAAACGAGGTTATGTTGAAAGACAAGAAATTACAGGCGCAGATGGTATGCCTACAAACTTTCAAATAGAAATAATTGACAACATTAAAGATACAGACGAATAAAGTTTTTAAACACCTTGTATCAAGTGAAAAAAAAATTATTGTTGAACAAGGTGGAACGAGATCAGGAAAAACTTATAATATCCTATTATGGATAATCTTTCACTATTGCACACAAAATCACGATAAAATAGTTACTATTTGCAGAAAAACCTTTCCAAGTTTAAGAGGTTCTGTAATGAGAGATTTTTTACAGATACTTAAACAATTTGAAATATATAAAGAAGAAGAACATAATAAATCAAGCTCAGAATATAGGTTATATGGCAATTTAGTAGAGTTTATTAGTTTAGATATGCCACAAAAAGTTAGAGGGCGTAAAAGGAATCTTTTGTTTATCAATGAGGCTAACGAACTTAATTTTGAAGATTGGCAACAATTAATCTTCAGAACAAATGAAAAAATTGTTATTGACTACAATCCATCAGAAGAATATCATTGGATATACGACAAAGTAATACCAAGAGAAGATTGTGAGTTTTACCGTACTACTTATTTAGACAATCCTTTTTTAGAGCAAACAATAAAAGAGGAGATCGAGAGGCTAAAAGATACCGATGAGCAATATTGGCAAATATACGGTTTAGGATTAAAAGGCATAAGCAAAGCAACCATATTTAAATATTACGAATGCAATCATATACCTGATCAAGCTAAATTTGTTGCTTATGGTGTTGATGCAGGATACACCAACGATCCAAGTACATTAGTAAGTGTTTATATTGATAATTATAATTTATATATAAAAGAGCATTTATACAGAACTATGATGACAACCTTAGATATCCATAATACGTTTTTAAATGTTGGTATAAATAAAAATCAAGTGTATATTGATAGCGCAGAGCCAAGATTAATTGATGAGTTAAGGCGAATGGGTTGGAACGTAAGAGGCAGTTTAAAAGGCAGGGATTCAGTTAATGCAGGTATAGATTTATTAAAACGCTATAAAATATTTATAACAAACGATAGTAAAAACGCAATACAAGAATTTAGAAACTATAAGTGGAAAGAGGACAAAACAGGCAAATTAACCAACACACCTGAAGATAAAAACAACCATATTATAGATGCTGTAAGATATGCAACATATAGTATATTATCAAGGCCAAACTTTGGTAAATACGTTATTAGTTAATTTTAAAAACTTTTTTTTTTACGTTATATAAGTATGAAAGTTGAAGTATATATACCTGATACATTAAGCGAAATAACTTTAGATAAATATCAAAGGTATCTAAAGATACAAGACAAGGAGAAAGACGAGAACTTTTTAGCGATCAAGATGATAGAAATATTTTGTGGTTTAAGAGGTGATGTTATAATGAAACTTAAAGCAACAAGCATAAAAGATATTACTCAAATATTATCTGAAATGTTCAATGATAAACCACAACTTGTAAGACAATTTACAATGAAAGGAAAAACTTATGGTTTTATACCGAAGTTAGAGGATATGAGTTTTGGTGAATATGTTGATCTTGATACATATATTGGTGATTTTGAAAATATACATAGAGCTATGGCTGTTTTATATAGACCAATAAAACATAAATCAGGAGAACAATATACGATAGAGGAATATACAGGAGAACATTCTGATCAGATGAAAGATATGCCAATGGATGCTGTATTAAGTTCCATACTTTTTTTTTATCATTTAGGAATGGACTTATCGACAGTTATGATGAGCTCTTTGGAGGAGGATCAGGAAACGAATTTAGCGCAGTATCTCAATTCTCTAAACGATGGGGTTGGTACCAATCAATTTACGAACTCTCTCAGGGGGATATTACAAGATTTGAAGATATCACTAAGTTAAATGTACATACTTGTTTGTATGCTTTAAGTTTTATGAAAGACAAAGCGCAAGTAGAATCTAAAAATATAAAAAATAAATTTAACAAATAATGGAATTTATAAAACACTTTTTTGGTTTATGTGGTGAATCACATTTGAATATTTACTCTGTAATTTTTATAATTATGTTAATATTAGCTATTAAATATAAATTAAGAACTAATGAGTAATCAAGGAGTAAGAGGCTATTACCAAATCACCGAAACCATAAAAACAAACTTATTAGCTGATGAGAATGTTAATACGGTAACAACAGGAGATATATTTGACATTGATTTATCTAAACAAACAATATTCCCTCTCAGCCATATAATTATCAATTCGGTAACAATACAGGAACAAATATTAAATTTTAATATTACTGTTATGTCAATGGATATAGTTGATCAAAGCAAAGATGCGACTACAGATATATTTAGAGGCAACGACAACGAACAAGATATACTTAATACGCAACTTGCAGTTGCTAATAAATTAATAGGATTATTAAGCAAAGGAGATTTATATAAGAATAAATACCAATTAGATGGTGATGCCTCTTGTGAGTTTTTCTATGAAAGGTTTGAAAATCAAATGGCAGGAGTTGCCTGTACGTTTAATGTATTAATAGCAAATGATATAAACGTATGCAATTAAAAGAAACGAAAGAAATATTAAACAAATTTGGAAGATACGTTGTTCAACAAGGTAGAAGTATTTTAGCAAAGGATAAGAAAAAAGGTAATATATATAAACAATTTGACTATGTTCCATTTCAAGCTGATGGATTTATTGGTGTTAAATTTGTTTTACCTGATTATGCTAAATTTGTTGATCAAGGTGTAAAGGGTAAAGATCCAAGTAAAGTATCACCTAATGCGAAAATAACAGGACAACAGGCACCAAATAGTCCATTTAGGTTTGGTACAGGTACAATGAAAGGCTCATTTGACAAATTTGCTAAAAGAATGTCTTTGTTTGCAAAAGAAAGGAATATAAGATTTAGGCAAGGCAAAACAGGTAAATTTGCTAAAGGTGGATATAATAGTATGGGATATGTAATAGCAAAGAATATTTATTATAGAGGTTTAAAACCTACTATGTTTTTTACCAAACCTTTTAATAAGGCTTATGAAAATTTACCACCTGAAATACAAAAGGCATTTGTAACTGATTTTGAAAAAATAATAATTGACTAATGGCAAATATATTACTTAGAAGTCCATATTTTGTAACTGTAACTACCGCAAATCATCTATCTGCTCAAATGGCACTAACAATAGATGGAACATTACGTTATACAATACTTAAAAATGCTGTAAGCAATAGAACAGTATTTGAAATAGCTACATTATGTAAAGATTACTTTGTTGCAAATTATAACAACTTAGATACCGTATCTATATCTTATGTGATCACCACTTACACAGCAGTAGATGGTGGTGGTACAGCGACAGCACAAAGTGCAGTAACACATACAGGTTATTATGGATATTCAGAGTTTTGGGACGGTGTTAATCAAGATTTTGATCCTGATGATTACGAACTAACCAACACAGGTAATACACAAATAATCTATTTACCTGAAAATACAGCAGGTTTTGCTTGGGATATGAACTCAGATACAGCAACAAAAGCCACTATAAGCACATCAGCAACAAGCGTTGCAGCAACATCAGGTAATTATACTTGGACTATAGAAAGAGTTTGCAGTGCAAAATATAGTCCAATTCAAATGAGATTTATAAATAAGAATGGCGTGCCACAAGATCAATATTTCTTTTTAAAATCAATAGAAAATGTAAACACAAGAAGTGAAACATTTAAACGCAATATATTTACTTATTCCTCATCTAATTACGATGCTAAATCACATCAAACACAAACATTCAATAAAACAGGTAAAAAACGTTTTACAATAAACACCGATTATATAGCAGAGGCTTATAACGCAGTAATAGAAGATATTATGTTAAGTGAGTATGTGTGGATATACTATGATTCTAAATGGCATCCTGTTACAGTAACGACAAGCGCATTACAAAAGAAAACATCACTTAACGACAAACTAATACAATACACATTAGAGGTAGAAGATGCTAACGATATTATTAATAATATAGTATGAGGCGTGAAGTACAATTATATATACAAGATACTCGAGTTGATTTATTCCAAGATGAGACAATTAGTATCACAGATTCAATACAAAATGTCCAAGACATAAGTAAATTATTTACACCCTTTTCTAAGCAATTTAATTTACCTGCATCTTCAACAAACAATAAGCTATTTAAGCACTATTACGATTTTAACATACAAAATGGCTTTGATGCAAGATTTAAAGTAAATGCAAGAATTGAAATAAACCACATACCATTCAAAACAGGTAAATTAAGGCTAAATGGTGTAAGTATGAAAAACAATCAACCACACACTTACAAAGTAGTTTTTTTTGGTGAGCCTAATGATCTAAAAGAGATATTTGCTGATGAAGATTTAAGTGCGTTAAATCCATTATCTACTTATGATTTTAAAAGTGATACAGTAACAGCAGATGTAAAACAAGCATTTAGAGTAGGTTTACAAAGCACAGGAGTAGATGCAACAAATACAGGAAATCGCAATATAGTAGTTCCTTTAATTAGTTTAGAAAAATATTATACTTATGATACACCAAGCACTAACGAACTTAAAAATGTAAATTGGACAGTCTTAAGAAAAGACTTAAAACCTGCAATAAAACTTAAACGAGTTATAGAAGCCATAGAAACACAGTACAATGTAGATTTTAATATGGCTGATGAGGGCAGTATTAAGACATTCTTTGGTAGTGATATGTTTGATGAATTATACTTATGGTTACATAGAGAAAAAACACCTTATACTGCGTTAGATGAAACTACTAAATATTTTGGTATTAATTATACATCTTTAGGCGTAAAACAAACTTTAAATGATTATAGCTATTTAGGTGGTTCAGGCGATGTTCTATCAGGAGGTAAGCTAACAATAAACAAAGGAGAGTCCTACACATTAAGATTCAGATTCAAAGCAAATTTTGCTAATGCACCTTTAGAAATAGTATCAAGAGACAAAACGACAAATGAATTATTAGGTGTACAAAATAGAATATCTACAACTACTGTAATGGTAGTTAGATTTGAGAATTTGACAAGTGGTAATTTATCATCAAGAGAATTTGATCCTGAAATAAGGTTTAATAATAACACAAGTCAGCCTGTTCAATTTTTAGCATTAAATACATTAGCCGACTTTGGTTTACAAATAGACAAAACTGTTAATGGTGTTACTACACAGCATTATTATGGAAACAACTTATTTCAATTAGCTTATATGGTATTTATACAAGATTATTTGCCTAAAATGAAAGTAATAGATTTCCTTACAGGTTTGTTCAAGATGTTTAATTTAGTTGCTTATACAAAAAAGGGTAGTTCACAAATATATGTACAGACTTTTGATGACTATATGACTTTAGGCGTATCAAGAGACATAACTAAATATGTTGATATAACACAAGGAGTTATAGATAGACCTGTACCATATAATCAAATAAATTTTAAATACTCTGATCCTGTTACGCAAACAAGTCTAAGATTTGTAAATAATTACGCACAAGTATTTGGAGATCTAAATTATTCTGCACCTGAAAAATATGATGGTCAAGCTTTTAATCAAGAAGTACCTTTTGAAAGAACTGTACTAATAAATTTAGTTGATCATAATGGAAATATAACTAATAATATAGAGGCTTGGTGGGTAGATGCAGACAGTAAAACAACATTAGGAAAACCTTATATATTTTTTAACAGGGTTGTAGATTCAAGTAGTTATACTGTAACCTCATCACATTTTACATCTTATAACGCACCCTCTAACGTATCAAGTGATCAAAACCACACTTTAAATTTTGGTGCTGAATATGATGAGTTTAATAATGATATAAATGCTAATAGTTTGTTTAAAAGGTTTTTTGAAAATTATATTATACAAACATTTAACCAAAATGGAAGAATTATAAAAATATCAGCACAGTTGCCTGTTAGTTTTATTTTAAATTATACGGTAAATGATATTATAGTAATTAATGGTCAAGAGTATTACATAAACAGCTTAACCACAAACTTAGCAACAGGCAAAACAGAATTAGAACTTATAGTAAAAACATTAACCTATACAAATAGTGTACTAACGTGATAAGAAATATATTAGACTTATTGCCTTATGCAAAAGGCGAAACAGAAAACATTAAAATAGCTAAGGGTAAATATAAATATCCTGATAGCGTAAAAGAGGCATATAACAACTTTAAAAAAGGATTATGGGACAAGTAATTGAAGCAGAATTAAAATTAAAATACCAAAATGCTATTGAACAAGTAGAAGAATTAAAGAAAGAGCTTGATCAAGTAAAAGAATCGTTTGAAGCTAACGAAAAAGCTGCTAAAGATTCTGAAAAAGGTGCAAAAGGATTTGGTAATACTCTTAAAACAATAGGACAAGCAGGAGGTATTATATTTTTATTACAAAAAGCCTTTGAACTGCTAAAAAATGCTATAAATAGTAATCAACAAGTTGCCGACACATTTGCAGTTGTTATGGGTACTATAGGTCAGGTATTTTCAGAAATAGGTAATGTTTTAGTTGGTGTTGTTACAAATTTAACCTCTACAACAGAGAACTTTGATGCTTTAGGCAGGGTGATCAGTAATGTTGGTAAAATAGCTTTAGCACCATTTAAATTGCTTATTGATGGTTTGGCATTAGGTTTTTATAACGCACAACTTGCTTGGGAACAATCGTTTCTCGGTAGTGGTGATACAGAAAAAATAGAAGCACTTAATCAAAAAATAGATGAAACTAAGCAAAGCCTTGTAGATACGACTGTTGGTATTGCAGAGGCAGGTGTTGCAATTGTAAGCGACTTTGGTGAAGCTGTAAGTGAAGTTGGTAATGTAGGTACGCAATTAGTTGAGGGTTTAAGCACTATTAGTGTTAAGTCAATAGCTGAAAATGTAAAAGCTAATGAACAACTAAAAAAATCAGCCGCAGAGGCAAGAATTGTAAATCAAGGTCTTATTGAACAATACGACAGACAAGCTGAACAACAAAGACAAATCAGAGATAATGATCTTAAAAGTATAGATGATAGAATAAAAGCAAATGATGATCTAAAGGCTACACTTGAAGAACAGGAAAAATCTATGTTGGCAAATGCTGATCTAATGATACAACAAGCAGAATTGCAATTTCAATTAAGTGGTTTAGAAGAAGATAGATTGGCGTTACTTGAAGCAAGAAACGAAAAAGCAGCCATTGAAGCGCAAATAGAGGGTTTTATGTCAGAACAAGAAGCTAATAGGGTTGCATTATTGAAAGAAAAGATAGAATTACAATTATCAGAAGATGAGGCTGTTGCAAACAGACAAAATATAGAAAGAGAGTTCAATGCAGAGATGGAACAAAATGAGGTTAAACGAATACAAATGATGTTAGAAAACCTGCAAACAGAAAGAGCTATCGAAGAAGAAAGGTTGTTAATGAAAAGAAATGCTTTTGAAGAAGGCACACAAGCATATATTGATGCAAATAACGAACTCTTAGATTACCAACAAGATAATGCTAATCAACAACAAAAAATAGAAAAAGATTTAGGTGTTGCTAAAGAAAATCAGTTAAAATCTACTTTAGGAAGTATTGCAAGTATAGTAGGACAAAACTCTAAGTTTGGAAAAGCTATTGCAATCGTTCAGGCATTACAAGACACTTATGCAGGTGCCAACAAGGCGTTAGCGCAAGGAGGATTATTCGGATTTATTGGTGCCGCCGCAGTTATTGCTGCAGGTATAGCAAACGTAAAACAAATCGCAGGAAGTAAAACACCTAATCCACCTGCATCATTAGGCGCAAGATCAACAGGCGGAGAATCTACACCTGCTATTAGTACTCCAACAGTTACAACCTCTCCACCACAATTTAGTACAGTAGGCGCAAGTGGAACAAATCAATTAGCAGAATTATTAGGTAATCAAGCACCACCAAGAGCTTATGTGGTATCAGGAGATGTTAGCACAGCACAAGAGTTAGACAGAAATATTGTGAGTAGTGCAAGTTTAGGATAGACAAAAAAATAAAAAAATACGTTATACTATTATGAAGATTATCGAACTTATTTTAGGCGAGAACGAAATAACAGGGATAGAAGCTATATCGGTAGTAGAAAATCCTGCAATTGAAGAAGATTTTATAGCACTAAAAAGCGAGGAGATCAAACTTGCAGAGATAAACAAAGAGAAACGTATATTAATGGGTCCTCTATTAATACCTAACAAACCGATCTATCGTAGAAAAGGAGAAGAAGAATATTACATTTATTTCTCTAAATCAACCGTAGAAAAAGCATCACAACTATATTTAATGAATGGCAACCAATCAAAAGCTACATTAGAACACCAACACTCTATAAATGGATTAACATTAGTAGAATCTTGGTTAGTAGAAGATGAGGTACACGATAAAAGTCGTAAATATGGTTTAAATATGCCAATTGGTACTTGGATGGGCGCTGTTAAGGTAAACAACGATGAAATATGGAATGATTTTGTTAAAACAGGCAAAGTTAAAGGATTTAGTATAGAGGGTTATTTTGCTGATCGTATGGAAAGACCAAAAGAGCCTGTAAATGACTTTGATGATATAGAAGAAGCTGAAGCAAGTGAGATGTTATCGCATATACGATCAATTATAAAAGAAGATAAACGATTAAAAAACGGACAAAGGAGAGAATTAGAAAGTTATAGTGATTATCCATCAGGCGTAAAAAATAACGCAAAAAGAGGATTAGAACTAAACAAAAAGGTAGGTAATAAATGTGCAACGCAAGTAGGTAAAGTAAGAGCACAACAATTGGCGCAAGGAAAACCTGTTAGTGTTGAAACGATAAAACGTATGTACTCTTATTTAAGTAGAGCAGAGGAATATTACGATGAGGGAGATTCTAAAGCGTGTGGTACGATATCTTATTTATTATGGGGTGGTAAGGCTGC